GCGGAATCAACACGAAGAGCGACAAGAGCGCTATTGGGGTAGCGCAGCTTAGACTCAATGATCTCGGTGTACGAATCAACGTAGGTATTGTTCTGAATGTTGGCTTTGGTGGAATCCTCGGTTAGCCGTCTGACCCGGATCTCCCATGGCCCGCTACCGGAAAGCGCTACGTAATAGTCACGCTGGTAGCGACTGGTGGTCTTGCCAGAAATCTTGTCGACCCAAACCTGTATGAAGCCCCCACCATTTGTTTGAACGTCAATTGCCAACTCCACCTCAGTGCCCGATAGGTCTCCATTGGTGGTGTTTTGAAAGGTCAACTGCGGAACACTGACTTTGATGCGAACAGCATCGATGTCCGTATCGGAAATGGTGCGGGTGACGCTCTGATTGGCTTTAACTTGGGTGTTAACAACCACCTCGTTTTCGATGGCAGAAAACCCCGAAATATAGGCCTGGGATTGCGTGCCGTTTCTGGTGTGAACCTCCACGCCAGAAAAGTTGTAGCTGCCATCTGCGTTCTGTGTAGGGGTGTCATCCAGATAGACTGACTTCAGCCCATTGACCAAGCCCTCGATCTCTCCCTCTGAGACCAGATCAACGACTTTCGCGAAGGCTCTGGAGCGCAGGCTATCAGGCGCCTCTTGGGCAACACGAGTGCCACCACCGCCGCCTTTGCCGCCACCGCCCGAGCCCTGAATCAGAGTGTTCATATGGCAACCTGATCCACATCGATGCCAGCGGAGATCACGGCAGAGCCCACAACCAAGCGACCATACCCCACGGGAACCGGTTGACCCTGGGCGGTAGTGTTGACCGCGCCATTAAAGGTGTAAGAAGGCTGGTTCTCTGGCCGCTCCGAGGGCTCATTACTTGCTGGCTGAGGGGCGAGCATCTGGGCTACACCGCCCAAAGTCAGCGATAGACCGATCGAGAACGATAAAGAGGCAATACTCGGCGCAAAGGAGCCTATGGAAAAGAGCGCCGTCGTTGGAAGGTAGAAGGAGGCAGCAATTAAAGCCACCCCCAGAATGATTTGGCCGAACTTACCACCTGCGCCTGCAATGACTGGGGCAATCGTTATGGTGTTTGCTCCTACCGGGCCGTGAAGGTCTTGTTCAGAGATCGCTTCCTTTCCAACCAGGACCCGGTATCCAAGATGGTGCTCTTTACTCTGGAGGATGAAGCGCTCGAAGTCCGCGAAGTTGGCAACCAATGCCCGAACGGCCTCGGCGGGCGAGCGCACATCGAAATGATGGCGCTTACCAAAGTGCTGACCAAGTTCACCGAGAAGTAAGACTGTGCTCACCGATGTACCTCAAGATATGAGTTGTATTTTTGTGCCAATAGCCGCCGTAGACATCCCGGCTTGAAAGTCTGTTTTGAAGGTGATGCAAGATGAGCCCGTCGCCCAGATAGATCGCCGCATGATTTGGTACAGGGGAGCCTACTTGCATCAAGAGCACATCCCCCTCTAGCGGCCCGTCATCGACAGGCACAAATCCTGCCGTTTCATAGTTCTCAAGGTAGAGATTTTCACCCTGATGCCACCACTCATCTCGGCGCGTGAAATCCAAGAGCTCAATTGAGCGCGCTTCTTTGTACCAATCACGAATGATGGAATAACAATCCAAAACCCCATGTGACCACTGACGGCCAACAAGTGGCGCTCGATAGCCGGTGGGCTCAAAGCTTGCCCACTCACCTGAGGGGCAGCCCACAATGTGCCAAGGCAGTTGACTGGCCTCACAACCGACCAAATCGGCCTGGCTCGGTTGGGGTGAACCATTGGGATGGCTATGAACGACGCCCACAATGGCTCCGCGACGATCCGCCCGCGCATAGTCTTTTGGGTCAATCGCCAATTGATCGGTGCCGATCGCAAGGTTGTTGCAGCCTACATACGATGCTTTGCCCTTGCGCACCACAATCAGCCCGCAAGACTCCCTTGGATACGCCTGCCTGGCATGGGCAAATGCTGCCTCCCGAACGCTGGCGGGCATCATCGAATTAGGCCTGCTGCTGGAAAGCCCCCAAAGGGAAGCTCTGCGTTTTGACCAAAGCGCAATTTGCACGACGAAAGCCGTTTGCCGCAGACATCCTGCGAGACCGACCCTACCGGGATGTCATTGGCATCAAAAAAGCCCGAGCCGGTGTAGCCGCACTCCGCGCCCCGATACTTCCAGGGGCAGATGTTTTGGATAATCTGACGCCTTGGAAGCTTGACGCCTTGTAAATCAAAGGACGATGCGAGCTCAAACTCAACGATGTCTCGGTTCTCGCTGACCTTGCGCTCCACATAGAAGATATCGTCTGCAAACTCCGCCAAGGGATCAGCGTTTGGATTTGTGCCCGATGGGAAGTTTGCCCCATCTAAAAACTTTGCAAGGGTGCGCTTTCGAATCAGCTTTGCGCCTAAAAGGTCATCGAGCTCAATTAACAACGTGGTCATTACGCCCGTTAGATTGGCCACGACGATCTTTGGTCGGGGCAGTTGTCCAGTCCCGGAGAATTCAAAACCGCTCACCTGGACGGGAAACGGCAGGTAGTCCTTGTTTTGCCAGATAAGCTTTCCCCGAAGCGCGTTCGTCCCTGCATGAAACCGAAACACATCACCGCCAATCGCACTCGCATCAAGCACGAAGAGCTCAATGACTGCGCTTGGCGAGAGAGACTGTATTTCCGTGGATATGGCACTCGTCATCGTTAGCCTTGATCAAAGACTTGCTCAAACTGAGCCCGAATGGTTTCTACGTTGGGCTCATCAAAGCTTCTGGACCAGCTGCGGCAGATGAATTTGCCCGATGTGCCGCCTGGAGAAGTCCAATCAAAGGCCTGCGATGCGTTTCGCGCCTTTAAAAAGTCATCGATCAGCGTGGCCGTCGCTGTGGTGCAGCCACGAAACTCAAGCGTCCAGACTTCTGCCCGGGTATTGATCCCAAAGGCCAGCCGCTGCTCATACCCATCCCCAAAGCGCACCGAGCGCACATTGGTCCGGTAATCCACGGCAGCGCCAAGCGTAGGTGCAAAGTTAAATGTGGCCATTTTTTATGCGCCCGCCAAAAGGCCGCCGTTGCGTTTTTGCTTAATGAGTTCGGACTGGACCGCCGAGGCAATTAGCCGCCCAAGACCAGCGCCTTCTTGCTCACCGATGACCGAGGACTGGCCAGACTCGACATTGACGTTAACGACTACGCTGGTAGAACCTTGGGCGCTACCCGTCATCGTGACCGGGATGGATCTCCCGTCTGGCAACGGTACGAAGGCCTCAGGCTTTGACCCCTCTCCAAAAAGAGCAATCTGGGGAGAGTTGGCAATTCCACCACTGGCATAAGCCTTAAGCGGCATGGGGCCTGAAGCGGTCATGACACCGCCCGAGGCGAAGGGAAACATCGAGCCAATCGCTTTGGCCAAGGGGCCTGTAATTGCGCTTTGAATCTGAATACGGATCAGGTCTTGGATGATCGATAGCGCAAGACTTCTAAAGTTGAGCTTTCCCGTCATCACAAAGTCTGTGAGCGCGTCCGTCATGCCGTTAAAGGCTTTGCGGGTGGCACTTTCCATTTGCTTACCCACTTGTTGTGCCTCGTCGGCCACGTCTTGAAGAGCCTTGACGACACCCGCACTTGGATCGGCAAGCTCAAAGGCCCGCTGTCGCAGGGACGCTGCGCCATCGGCTGCCCGTCTCGCTGCCTCTTCAATTCTCAGGAATGCATCGGCAAGGCGCTCATTGCCTGGCGCTGCTTGAGCCACCTCTTTGGCCTGAGCGGCAAGTTGCGCAAGCTGGGTAGCACTTTGCTGCCTAGCCTCAGCAAGTCGGTTCAGAGACTCGACCTCGGAGATTGCGCGCGCGTCTCTTTGCGTGCGGATTTGCTCTTCAATGGCACTGAGCTCTAGCTGACCGCGCTGCGCCTGCTCTTGCAAGTCCTTCAATGTTTCGATGGGCTGGCGAATCGATCGCTCAAGCGCAGACTGCTGAGCTTCGCGTTCGATCTTTTCACGTTTTGAGACGATCTCGGAAAGCTTTTCTTCAAGCTTCATTCGATCCTGCGCAGTCTGCGCATCCACCGCCAAGCTTTTACGAACAATCGCCTCTTGGTCCGCATACAAGGTGCGCACTCGGTCGAGATACTCTTGCTGCGCAGAGACCCGTAGTTCGGTGGCTTGTTTAAAGCTGAGATACCCGGC